CGGTACGCGGCCCACTCTGCGCTGTCTATTGGGGCGTCGGGCAACTGCGTCCAATCACATGCGGAAAGATACTGATTGCGCTCCGAGCGAATGTTCGCCCATTGGCGCTCAATGTCTTCAGCAGTGTGTTCAACAAGCACCCAGACTTGCGTCCAGACGCCGTCAACCAGTTCAATGCTCTGCTCAAGTTTATATGCGCTATTATCGTATGTGGGCTGCTGCGTGGTCACGACCTCATAGACATCGTATTCCGCCAGCGTGTCTGCGGGGATCGTCGAGGGGAAGCTAACCTGTGGATTGTCACGGCGCAACTGTCCGAGGCTGTAGGGTTGAGGCTGGCCATATATGATTTTAATCTGCATGGTAAGTCCTTATGCTGGGCGGAGGGCGAGAGTGACTGCGGCCCAAGAATAGGTAGTGCTGTTGGTTCCGCTGAAGGTAAACTGCGCTGGATCAAACGAGCCTGAAGTCCAAACGTAATAGCCAAGGCCGATAGTTGCGTCGTTGTCGTCGCCTCGCCCAGTGGTAATAAACTCAGTTAAATCAGAACTTGAGTAAGTTTGCGCACCAGCGATGTGCGCGCCAACACCGCCGGAAACAATTACCGCACCTCTGGATGTTGGCGTTATGGCTGGCGGGTTGCAAAGGACAGAGCTAATTCCGGTAGCCGTTGTCGATGTTACATCCAGTGGGGTAGCCGCATCTACGCCCCGCCAGACCTGAATAGCCCCAACGCCCGCATCGGAGATGCTACCCGTCCCGCCAGTTATCGTAACATTGAAATCAGCAAGGGTGTAGATTTTGTAAGCGACAACTAAGTTTGTGTCGTAGGTGTCGTTTGAAAAAAGTTCGGCGACTTCGGTATATCCGCTGACAACCAAATCGCGGTCGGCAGTAGAGCCAGTCCCAAAGTAGACAATGACTAAATCACCGACGGATGGCGCGTTACCCAACCCGCCACTCAAAGTACCTGACAGCGATACAGTTATGTCGCCTGTGGTTCCCACACTACTAAAATTGCGACCGCCGACATATTGAATGTTGCCCGCATCAACAGAAGTCGCGCCTTTAAGAAACGTAGCCAGCATCAGGCGTCTCCAACCCGCGCCCCGTAAATTGTCGTGCCGACCTTCCAAAGCACAATAACTGTGTAGCCGGACGTAGCAAGCGTAGGCGCAGTGCCGCCATCCGTTTCCCAAACCACAGCGAGTGTTGACCAAGTAACCGTATACGCAGAGCCATCGTCAATCATGAGCGTGATGGACTGCCCAGCGGCCCAGTTAGCTTGTCCTGGCGTCCGGTTGGCCCCTAACGTCCATGTTTGAATAGAGCCGTTGTTTGGGTCGAGGTTGACGGTCGTGCCGTCCGTAATGGCGAAGACTTCTTCAGTGTAGCCATTGTTCAGAACAGCGCCTTCAATGGTTTTGCCCGAAAGCGTCTGCGTATCCGTTGTGCCGACAAAAGCGCCCGTTGGGTTGGTCTTGACCGTGAATGCAGATGTGCCGTTGCCAATGACCACGCCAGTAAGTGTACCCGTACCTGTGCCCCCCTTGGCGACAGATAGCGTGGTAATCGTCGGCTCTTTGCCGTCAAGTTGCGTTTGGATTGCAGAGGACACGCCATCAAGATAGCTGAGTTCCGCAGGACTGATTGTCGCGCCGTTGGCGGATACGTTACCCGCTATGGCCAGCGTCTTGCCAGCGCCGACATTCAAGCCGACAGACGTTCCCGTGCCAGCGGCAGCAAAGAGTGCATCGACTTGATCGAGGTCCGTATTGAGTTTCGTCCCCCAAGTATCGGCGGATGCACCGACTTCAGGTTTCGTTAATCCAAGGTTTGTTGTGGTTGTATCAGCCATTTAATTCCTCACGCAGCTTGCTGCCATATTTCTTCTGTAACAGAAATTGGTGTCCATGTCTCGTTTGTTATTGATTGTGGTGTCCAAGTTTCTGCAATTACTTCGACAGGTGTCCAAGTCTCAGATGTATCGGTCGCGGCCGTCCACGTTTCCGGCGTGATTGGCTCCGGCTCCCACTTCTTTGTGGCGTTAATACTGACGCTAGATTGCGCGTTACATGTTACGGATGTCGGCGTCTTGCGGATTACGGACACGCTTGTTGAGGAGACTGCATTCGCCGTTGCGTCGATAAGGAACACACCTTGTAACGACACATCAACGCTAGGGATGGCGTTAGAGACACAGGACGCAGACTGAATACGAGTTGCGGCGGTTGCCGTACTAGACGTTGCGGTAGCTACCACCGCGGCGTTCTGGATGCGTTTCGCCGTGACAGACACACTTGATGTAGCGTCGGCGGTGATCGCAATCGTATTGATCTGCTGCGCGGTTACAGTCGTCGAGGATGTTGCGGTATCGGAAGCAGCGGTCAGTAGGATACGCTGCGCAGAGACGGCAGCACTAGACGCGGCGCTTACAGTGATAGACGCCTCTTTGGGGTCTATTCCGTAATTACCGCGTCCGAATAGACCGCTGCCGTAGCCAGCCATCTACTTAGTCCAGATTGATGTCGAAGTCGCCCGCAGGAATACGGAGAACGTCACCGCTTGCAATCGTCTTGCTCGTGGTCAGCGCACCATAGGTCATGAGGTTTCCGCCAGAAACAGCGTCATAGACCGCAGCATAAGTCACTGTACCCCATGACGCAGTTGCAGTCGGAAACTCAACAGCCGCCGTATTCGACGCTTGGTTGTCGGTGACTGTGAACGCAATCGTCTGACGAGCGTAAGAGCCGCCGGAGACTTCCGTACCGCTGCCGCCTTCGCCGGGATCAGACGTAAAAAGACCGACATACAAAGTAGCAGGCGCGGTGTACGGCGTTGCACCAAACACATGACCGAGAACTTTGTTCTCAAGATAATTAGAAAAACTCATCCGAAAGTCCTTATCCGTGCTTTAAGTTTAGACGAACCAATACGGGCACGCTCATCAGCGATACGCATATCTTCTACCAGCTTCTCGTACATAGACGCCCAAACACCAGTACGTTCATCTTCCTTGAGATACGGCGCGGACTGCATCAGCGCGCCGTATAGGTAGATGTCTGGACTTTCAGTAAGCAGCCAATTAGTCGGCGCTGCGTCGGACAATGCGGGTAGCTTGGCGTAGTAAAGAAGTTCCGCGTCGTAGCTTCCATCTGGCTGCGGTAGAACTTCGAACTGCTGGCCAACGGTCGTGAAGAACATCGGCTGGTTCGCCGCGCTGTACATCTGGCTGTCTTCAAGAAGCTGTTCCGGCGTGACGTAGAGTAGCGGGGTGATAGGGTTTGTGTTCAACTGGAACCGGATAGTTTCTTTCCAGTCAGCAGGAACAGCAAAGTACGGCGTATCCATAGTTGCGGTCGCCCGCGTCACCATCTTGCGGTGGCGGATTTGGCGGGTCATCTGCGCTTCAGCAAGCGAGATAAAGTTGGGTATAGCCGCCGTCAAATCAGACCGATTGAGCCAATCGGCGACTGCGGTCTTCAACTCTGAATACGTCGTAATCGCCATTAGACAGTCCCCGGCCTTGTGCGGAAGTAACGATTGTCAGGATCGTTCAACCACTTCTTCATCGCCTCTTGGTCTTTAGTAATACCTTGGCGCTCAAGTTCGTAATACACTGAAATGGGAATGCTGCCAACCTTTGTCCACTCACCCCAGCGTTCCGGCGCGGCGTTGAACTCGCGCTTGTTCTGCTCGATGATTGCCGAAACGTCCTGCTCTTTCGAGATGATCGCTTCGTCCTTCTCGGCATCGTAATCGTAAAATGTTTTGACGCCTGTGAAAGCATCGTCGTTGATAAGGCGTTTAGTCATAAAACCCTCAATAGTTAGATGAGGGGGCGTTATGCCCCCTCACCCAAATAGACCTTCTTACGAAGTGGTCAAGTCGGCTACGATACCGTGCGCAGCTTGGTTGTTTACCTTCAAGCCATACTCGACGAGGAGCAGAGCCTTCTCGGCGTCACCGGTTTTCGCCAAGTCCATCTTCTGGATTGGACGAAGAACTGCCAAAGATGCGTAATCAGGATCGACTACGAACGCATCACGGTCGCGCTGGAAGCGGTTAGGAACGATGTTGACCGTACCGAAGTCGGACACATAAACGTCGGCTGCGCCGATGATCTGTGCCTGCTGACCAGCAGGAACGTCGCGGAAGCGAGTTGCGATACCGGTGAATGCAGAAGCGGCGGTCTTGTTGAAAGGACCAACCATCAGCATCTTAGGCGTACCACCCGAAGTCCAGACGCTCTGGATAACACCCTTCAACAGGGTTTCGGTGAACGCACGCTGCGTACCATCGGTACGAGCAGCAGTTGGGGTCGAGCCAACAGTCGGGTTAGCACCGCCTGAACCGAACGAGGTGTTGGAGGTCAACCATGCAGGCAGACCAGCAGTACGACGTGCAGTGGTGGTGTTACCCGCAACCGAAGCTTGGTTGGCAAGCAATGCGCTTTCCATGTCGCGCTTCAGTTCCGAACCCAGCTTTGCAAGCTGATAGGTCATTTCGTTACGACGACCAGCCTTATCGACTGCTTCAAGCGTACCGGAGATTACGACGTTCTTCGTGCTGATCTGCGTGTAGTTACCAACGCGTGAGGTTGGGTTGACAGCAGTGAACGAAGAAATGTCGTCACCTTCGAGTGCGGCGTTAGAAGCCGAAGCAGCGGCCAAAACGTCGGTCTGCCATTCGAAGTAGGTGTTCTTGACGCTTTCGCGGCCAATGTTCGAAATGAACGGAGTTTCTTCTGGCGAGATGTTATAGATAACGTTCGACAGGTCTTCACGAATACCGATAGCTGAGTACCGGGTAAAAGTATTTGCTACAATAGCCATTAGTTCACATCCTTATTAAATGAGTTTATCCAACAGGGCCGCTGCGTCTGCGACACGGCCTGTACGCGCAAGGCGCTGGGACGCTTTCTTTACATCGGTTGAACGTGAGTTGACTTGAGAACCAGAAGAACCGGGACGAACGATCCGCGCAACCTTTCTTGGCTGTGCCTTCACTTTCTCCACTTTCTTCGACCCCTTATCAAACAACATAGCTTTGCGCAGGATTGAGACGTGAGTGGCCTGAACAAGTGCACTTAGGTCGCGTTCGCTAAACCCGTTATTCAAAGCCCATTCACGAAGTTCCTTAGCTTCGCTTTGCATTGTACCTTCGTCTTTCCATTCAGGAATGACTTCTGGGAGTTTGGCGCGCTCTGACTGTACAATGTCAGCCAATGCCCGCTGTTGCTCTCTGGTCATCTCTTCAGCAATCCGCTGCTGTTCAGTAGTAATAGCCTGAAGTTTAGCGACTCGTTCCTGACGAGACTTATTCCAATGCCGTTCTAACCGCGCCGCCTCGATGGGGTCTTCGTTATAAAGATTGTCCCAATCAGGCTCAGCCTCGGACTGTACCTCAAGTTGCGCTTTAAGCACCGGTAACAGTTCCGCGTATTGAGCGCGTTCCATTCGGATCGCTTCGGCTTCGCTATGGAACGACTTGCGTTCTTCGGCTAATGCCTGAGTTTTCCGTGTGTAATCCGAATAACGAGAATAACCTTTCCGAAGTTCGTCAAGGGTGACTTCCGTTTCTTCACCGTCAAGTTTAACCTTGATGGTTAGATCGTCTGGAAGTTCCTGTTCGATAACCTCTTCTGTGTCGTAATCTTCATCCGGGTCGGACTGGTCGGCTTCTTCTTCATCCGAGTAATCCTCGGCTTCAGTTTCTTCCTCGTAGTCCTGAGCCTCTTCAGGCTCTTGCGCCTCGGCCTCGCCTTGGTTGTCCTCATCTGGGCCAAGCAGTTGGTCGATGGCTAGTGTTGCTTCGTGGAGGCCGATCCCTGCATTGGGGTTGCCGACTTGTTCCGTCATATATAGCACCTTTTTAAATAAATGTTAACTCCTTGATTTGGCGAGTAGGCCATCATCAAGAATCGCCTGTAGGCGGGCTTTCAAACGCTCAAGTCCTTTGAGCGTGTGAAACATGTCAGAGCGTGCGCCATATTCGGTCGGGGCCGACATACGCCACTCTTCAAAAATATCTTTTTCCACTGCGGCAAATGCCTCCTTGAGAATCTCATCCTCAAGAAGGCGCTTTGCGTGGTTAGCTTTTGTTACTGGGTCCATTAGATTAACGGCTCGTATCTAGGGTTAGTTGTCATAGCGGGCTGGGCTTGGGGGGCAGGTGCGCCCGCAGAAACAAGGCCACTATATTCTGGCCGGAAGAACATAGCTTCTGGTCCGAAACCGTACTGCTCGTAGTCTAGGATGTTTGGATTGACGCGCATATCTTGGCCGCGTGCAAAACCTACACCTGTACCAAATGGCGAGACATATGGCGCGCCTGTACCTGTACCGTCGCCACCCAAAAGATTTTTCAGAAGATCAGCCCCGATACCACCAATGGATATGAGTTGAGGCAGGTTTAGACCAGTGACGC